CGGAGGGCAGTGAAAAGCGTTTGGAATCAACATGTTAGATTGTTACCGATTGTTTCCCGATTTTACCCCCCTAAAGGGGGGTACGCGCGGCGGTAACAAGACCGCCCGCTTGCGTACCTTCCTGGGGGTGCGCGAGCGCGTTGCGCAAACACGCTTGGAGGACTTGAGATGGACTGGAACAAAGTCGAAGTGGAGACGCAGGTGGGGCGCTATGAATTTGAAGTTGCTCGTGCGCCAGAGGTAGTCGAGGACGTCGAAGAGATCATGCTGCTTGCTGCATCTGAGCACGCTATTCCCTGGACTTGCAGGTGTCAGTGCGGTAGATTTCACCTCGGTGGAGAGACTCACGAAGAGCGGGTGGCACAAGTTCAAAGATCATGGGAGGTGGAGTGATGAGGAAATGGTTACGCAAACGTCTGGTATGGGCGACCGTAGAGCAAGCGTGCGGTAAGGGGCTGCACTGGTATCAACGATTCTTTCGATGGATAGGATGGCCATGACAGTCGATATTGATAAAACGCCGTTGAGGTTTGGCAAGCACAAGGGCTTAACGCCGGAGCAGGTCTACGAGATCGATCCCGGCTATTTGATCTGGTTGTGGGATACCGTAGCGAACGCTGACAAGCTGCTCACAATCGAGCTACTCGAAGCAGCTTGTCAGCAGTGGGAACCCGGATGGGAAGACCGCGAGAGCGGAGATCTGTGGGACCGGTTAGGGGGCTACTGGTGAGGCGTCAGAGCAGGACTTATTTCGGCGATCGTCCTGATGTCGGACGAGAACAGCCTCGGGTCTATCGATGGTTGCCGTGGGCGCTTGTCGCGTTGTTGGCACTACCGAGCGCGTGCAACGTGAAGCATTTGCTCGATGCGCGAGATCGCATTGAAGCAATCAGAGCGGGACAGCGATGACAATGGTTCTTGCGATTGATCCAGGGCCGGAAAAAAGTGCGTGGGTCGTGTGGAATGGGAAGTGTATTCGCGCGCACAGCATTAGCGCAAACGCCACGCTGTCATCTCGCGCGTCACTGTTCCACCTCGTTCACTCACCTTACGACACTGTCATAGAGATGATCGAGGGTCGCGGTATGCGAGTCGGGGCATCGGTGTTCGAAACGTGCGTGTGGATCGGTCGCTTCATGGAGCGATTCACCACGACCGAGCGCATCTATCGCAGGACCGTGAAGCTGCATATCTGCGGCTCGAGTCGGGCAAAAGACGCTGACATTCGGCAGGCCCTCATCGACCGATTCGGCGCTCCAGGACGCAAGTCTGCTCCTGGTGTAACATACGGGCTCGCGAAAGACGAGTGGCAGGCGTTTGCCCTGGCGGTTACCTGGATGGATACACAGCTATGAGCACGAAGAACCAGAGCGAGTTTGAGTTCATCTACAGCGAGCGGTACGCGCAGCAGCTGCTGAAAACGCTCAACGCGCAGCAGGTGATGCAGCGGGTCGCAACGCACATGGAGGCGGTCGCCGTTAAGGCGGAGGATGCACCCAAGTTTCTGACCGACTCGCAGATCAGGGTCGCGCTCGCGCTGATGAACAAGCTGATCCCCGATGCGCCCAAGCGGTTGGAACATGACGTGAAGGGCACTCTCGCGGACTTGATCGCGGCTTCCTTCGAGCATGACCTGTAGCAGGAGGTGATATGCCATACGTGCGATTCAGGAAGACGGGCAGCGGTGTAACCGGCGTCAAGCGAGATGGGAGCACTGTACATTTCAACACGCAGAGCGTCGCAGAGGCTCGCCGTCGAGCGGCTATTCGCGAGAGCTACAGCAAGGCGAAGAGGGGCAAACGATGAGAGGCACGGTTGCGAAGCGATTGCGCCGGCTCGCTGAGGTAATGACGGTGGGGCTTGACGCAGGGCACACGCACAAGTTCTGTCAGGGACTGAAACGCGTTTATATATCTAGACCGCGCAGTGCAGTCATGTTGCGTGGTAAGCGACGGAGGTAGCGTGGAAGAGACAGCCGAGTACAGAGTCAATCGCGAAGAGCGCAAGCTCGCGCAGAAGCTGCGTCTGTTAGCTGATGCAGTTGAGAGTGGCAAGGCGGCATTCGTCATGCTCTCGTTCGAGGGCGACAACCAGGACACGATCGACGTTCAGATGGCGGGTATCGTCGATTCCTACAAAGCTGCGTACTGGCTGAAGCAAGCCGGCGAGAGCTTAGTGGCGCGGCATCTCGCTCAGATGCGTGCCGAGAACGCGTCTCGCATTCAGGTCGCAAGTGCAATCGCCCCGCTCGGCCGCCCGAACTGATGTCGATCGCCAGCGCTCTCGGATACAGCGCTGCGGTTACCGCGCGCAAGATATCCGAGTGGCGCGAGAGCCCCGAGCGCTTCGTGCGTGAAGTGTTCGGGGCTTCACCAGACCCCTGGCAAGCGCAGGCTTTGCATAAGTTCCGCTATAACCCGCGACTCGCGATGAAAGCGTGTAAGGGCCCAGGCAAGACCTGCGTGCTAGCCTGGATCTGTTGGAATTTTCTCCTCACTCGTCCTCACCCGAAGATCGTTGCTACCTCGATTACCGCCGATAACTTGTCCGACGGCCTCTGGACTGAGATGGCGAAGTGGCAGAAGCAGTCCGTCAACAAGTGTTTAGACAAAGCTTTCAAATGGACAGCAACTCGCATCTTCGCGGTCGACGATCCAGAGACTCACTACATGGTCGCTCGCGCGTGGTCGAGATCTGCATCTCCAGAAGCGCAAGCCGACACGCTGGCCGGCAAGCACGCCGACTACATGCTGTTCATCCTCGACGAGAGCGGCGGTATTCCAAGCGCGGTGATGGCTGCAGCTGAAGCCGCTCTCGCGTCGGGGGTGGAGTGTCATCTCGTGCAAGCGGGGAATCCCACTACGCTCGAGGGCCCGCTCTATCGAGCGGCAACAGTCGAGCGGCATCTGTGGACGATGGTCGAGATCACGGGCGACCCTGATGATCCGAACAGGTCTTCACGTGTGAGCATCCAGTGGGCACGAGATCAAATCGAATCCTGGGGGCGCGATAACCCCTGGGTCATGGTCAACGTGCTGGGCAAATTTCCGCCCGCTTCGATCAACGCACTCCTCGGGCCCGACGACGTCTCGATAGCGATGCGGCGTGTGATCCCGAAAGACCAGTACGCATTCGCAGCGCGCGTGATCGGGGTCGACATCGCACGCATGGGGGACGATCGCACCGTCATGTTTCCGCGCCAGGGCGTGCAGGCTTTCAAGCCAGTGATCATGCGTAACGCGAGGACTCAAGACATCGCCGCTCGGCTGGCGATCGCGAATGAGAAGTTCCAGCCCGATGCGATCTTCATCGATGATGGTGGGGGATACGCTGCAGGCGCGATCGATGCGGCCCTCGACCTTGGGATGTCTCTTATCCCAGTGTCATTCGCCGGCAAAGCATTCGATCCTCGCTACTACAACCGGCGCGCAGAGATGCACTTTAACGCGGCCGAGTGGGTGAAGAACGGGGGTGCTCTCCCGAACGATCCCCAACTGGCGAGAGAAGCAGTTGCAGCGACTTACACACTCAAGCGTGACAAACTGATCGTGCAGGACAAAGACGAGATCAAAGCGGTCCTGCAGGTGTCGCCCGATATTTGGGACGCATTCATTCTGACACACGCGGCACCTGTTGTACCACGGCCTCGCGCGATCTCGGGAACGTCGATGATTCCAGTTGTGCAGGACCGAGCGTTAGCGGAATGGAACCCCTATGAGGAGAGCAGGACATGAGCGATATGAACGATATGACGCACCCCACCGTGTTCAGTGAGGAACTGCTCGACGAGGCTTTCGCCGCAGAGATCAGGCCGCTGCTCTATCAGCACTGGAGAGAGATTGCGCATTACCCGGACATCGAGCTTGCAGTTGACTGGGACAGCTACTACCGAGCGCAGGCTGCCGGCATGCTGAAGATCTATACAGCCCGCGCGCTCGACGTAGATGGTGAGAACTGGCTGGTCGGGTATGCCGTTTTCGTGCTTTCCAGGCACCTGCACTACGACGTCGTGAACGCTAAACAGGACGTCCTATTCCTGCTGCCCGAATACCGCGACCAGGGCACCGGGGCAGGTCTGATAGCATTTGCTGACATGTCCCTTGCGGCGGCTGGGGCTTCTGTGGTATATAACCACGTTAAGCGCGCCCATGACTTCGGGCCCCTCCTGAGAAGGCTGGGCTACGAGGAGATCGAATCGGTCTGGGGGCGCAGGCTGGACCGGGCTGGGCAGCCCGGCTGATCCACCTACGGGGGCGCGGATGATGCGCGTTGGAGAGCAGACGAAAGCGGGTTGAAGCCATAGTATCGGGGCTCGTCGATGAGCGCTCCTCCTGGGAACCGCTCTGGCAGGAGTGTGCCGACTACTTCCAGCCGCGCCGTATCCGGCTGAATAGCGCGAACGTCAATAAGGGCGACAAGCGCAACGCGAAGATCCTCGACGAAGAGGGTCGATTTTCCAGCCGCACTCTACAGGCTGGCATGATGTCAGGGATCACCTCGCCCGCGCGACCGTGGTTCAAGCTCACGACTCCTGACCCAGATCTCAACGAGTTCGCGCCAGTCAAGCGCTGGCTGCATCATGTGACCGAGCGCATCCACTGGCTGTTCTTGCGCTCGAACTTCTACAACGGGATCTCCACGACCTACGGGGATCTCGGTGTCTTCGGGACAGCGTCCCTCTTCCTCGACGACGACCAGAAAGACACTCTTCGCGTCTACTCGCAGCCCATCGGTCGTTTCTACATCGGCAATGACGATCGCATGCTGGCGAACATCTGGTCGCGCGATATCTCGTATACCGTGCGCCAGCTTGTTCACAAGTTCGGAGACCCGAACGCCTCTCCTGAGAAGCGTTGGGCTCCGTTCTCACAGCGCGTCAAGGATCTCTGGGACAACGGTAACTTCGAGACGAAGATCGATGTTGTCCACCTGATCATGCCGAACGACAAGTGGGACGAAACCCTCTTCGACGCGAAGTACAAGAAGTTCGCTTCCCTGTATTACGAGATCGGCGCAGACGGCTACCGAAACGATATCGCGGATAAGTTCTTGCGCGAGAGTGGATATGATCACTTTCCCGTGCTGTGCCCCAGGTGGGACTTGCTCGGGGAGGACATCTACGGCACCGGTCCCGGTGCTGACGCGCTTGGGTCGAACAAAGGGCTCCAGGTCTACGAGAAGCGAATCGCGCAAGCGATCGAGAAGATGATCAATCCGCCGATGAGCGCGCCAACGTCGTTGCGCAATCATCGAGTCAGTTTGATCCCAGGGGATGTTACTTTCGCGGATATCCGCGAAGGGCAAGCCGGCCTTAAGCCGCTGCATGAGATTCGGTTTGACGTCGAGCACGCGGAGGCGAAAGCAGAGCAGATCCGGTCGCGTCTTCGGCGCGCTTTCTACGTCGACTTGTTTCAGATGATGGTCGCGCTCGATTCTGCCCAGCGCACGCGAGTCACCGCGCGCGAGATCGACGAGCGCCACGAAGAAAAGCTGCTGATGCTGGGGCCAGTGCTTGAGCGTCTCAACGACGAGCTACTCGATCCAGCGATCGATGATGCTTTCACAAAGCTTGGATCTCGCGGTCAGCTTCCGCCGCCGCCAAAAGAGATCCAGGGGAGAGCCTTGCGCGTCGAGTACATCAGCCTTATGGCGCAAGCTCAGAAGCTAGTCGGCATCGGCGCGATCGATCGGTTCATGGGCTTTGTCG